TAAAAGTCAATATTGTTCTGCAATTAAAATGTAAAGGTGGTGTAAGCTCATTAAGTGTAGCTTCATCTTCTACTTTAATAGTTGGCTCTATCTCTGCAACTAGCTCACAAATGTCAGATGTTCGCTCATCTAATACAGCAGATAATTGATAGCCAAGAACAAAATCTTTAACATCTTTATCTTCTCCAATACTTCTACGACCAAAATTATATGAGCCCAATGTTGCTGTTCTAGCAATTGCTTCTGTTCTATATGGTTTTAATATTTCTCCATTTGGCTTGATTGTGTTGCCATCTGCATTATAAGGTGCAAAAGAATCTTCTATAGCTAACATAGTAGCTGGAACACCCTCGCCTTTAGAGATAGAATTTAATAAAACACCAGTCAAGCTATTGTTCATAGTTTGCAATATTCTTTTAACATCTAATCTTGATTTAGAATTTAAGAATCTTAGGAATCCAGATGCTACTAAACCTTGACCTATTTTAGTTGTAGAAAACCTTCTTGGTAATTCTGTTTTAGATTCCTTAGCACCTAAGTTATAAGAATCTTCATATATTTTTTTAAATGTAGTAATTAGCTCTTGTTTGTTTTTTAACTCTAAATTATCTACTGCTGCAAAATCAAACTTGTTACTTTCCATTTTATTTCTTACATAAGTTTTTACAGAATCCATTTGTTTAGTCATAACTTCTCTTATGCTTTCTATTGAATCAGCTTCGAGCTCTTTTAATTGATTATCGACTCTAGCAAAATTTACTCTTTTTTCTGATGATGTTTTATAAGCTTTATGTCCACAAGAATGTGAGTTATCTTTTTTCGTAGCAAGTGGATGACCTTCTGGAAATAAATCAGTATCGTGTCTACCACTTCTAAATCTACCTGTTCTTAAAGCTGCTAGAAATGAATTTACTCTAGCCATAGCCCATTGCTCACTTGTTTTTACTGATGGTCTTACACTTGCTGGATTTCCTTTGAAAGCTCCAACACCTCTATCATATACGGTCTTCAATTTGCCAAGTGTAACTCTTTTAGTTTTTGTATCGCCATATTCTTCATTATGTTTGTCGACTTTATTTTGCAATGCTTTATCTCTAGGACTATAAACATTTACTTCTTGCGAATCGCTTGTAACTTTGTTTTCTAATTCAGTAACTTTTCTTTCTGACCAAGATTGCCCTGCATCGCCACCCCACATAGCCCATGCGATTCTACCATTACTTGGATAACCTTTTTCACCTGCTCTAAATCCTTCTGCTTTTTTATCTACTTCATGTCTTGCAAAAAAGCTTTTCATTCTTTTAACTGTGCTTGGGGAAAGATTATCTCTATTTTTTAATTGTCTTGCTCTAGCTATTCCTACTGCCGTTCCACCACGACCAAATTCCCTTCTCCACTCTAAAGCTTTTTCTCCTTCTTCTGCCATTCCTTCAGTTGGTCTTAAATCAACTTGCGAATAACTGTTCTCTACAATTTCTTCTACTTCTTCTTCATCTGCACCATCGGTAATTTCTTCTTCTTCGTTTTCTTGGTCAGTATTTCTTTCTGGGAAGTTTAGATTCTTTCTAAGAATGTTCTCATCTTCCATTGTTACACCAATAACACCTTTTTGTACTGCATCAATAAATAATGTATTAAGCTGTAGCTTTTGGTCATCTGTCATTGGGTTAAATTTAAAATGTGGTAGTTCTTCTACATTAGAAAAGTTATAAGCAACCAATCTTCTAATTAACTGTTCGCCCATAACTGTTTCTTCTATATCTTGTCTAAGCTTTTGTATTACAAATAGAAAAACATCAAAGTGAATCTTAGCTTGAGCATAAGCACCAGTATCGCCTTCTGCCATTAATCTATCTGGAATTAAAATACTTCTAGCGATTGATTTATTGTAAAAGTTTAAAGCACTCTGAAAATCACCAGTTGCATTTCTTGAAGACTCTAATAATTCAATATCGAATTCTTCCATCCTGTGAGTAATAGATGTTTTTGCTGTTAAGTTATCTAATATGTTTCTAAGAGATTGCCTAGCACTTGGGTCGTTAGTTTTATATTTACCTAGAACAGTTGGGTTAGCAAATCTCTCTAAATAAATATTCCACATTTTTATAAGAACATCTTTTGACCAATAACCTCTATATGCTGGTCGTAAGTCTGATGTTCCATAATGATTGCCAAATTCTTTTTGATAACTAAATACTAGAAATTTAGATGTTGGGTATTTTACATCTTGCCCTGCTTCTTGATAGACAATGCCATCTTTTAAGATGTTAGCATATTCATCTACTGCAAATCTATAGTAATGTGGTTTTTTTGTTTTAATAGATTTAAGTCCAATCTTTCCAGCAAATTGACCAGAATCAATTGGTTTATAATTTATTTCTGATATTGAGAATCCATAATCTAGTGCTGTCATTATTTCTAATATTGAATCGATAACATTGCCTTGCATTTTGTCCAAGCAATATTCTACAAACTCTGCGACTTCTACATCTTGGTCATCATCACTTGCTGGGATTATTTGATAGCTTGGTGCTAATGTTGCAAACTTCTTTAAAGTTAGACAAGCTTTAACTTGGTCATCTATTCGCATTTGGTCATACATATAGAAACCTTTTCTGCCAATCAAGGAGTCTGGATTATATGGTATTATCTCGCCACTCTTATTGTAGAGTCCAAAATCAGCACTAGCTATTTCATTCATTTGTGGTTTTGTTTCGGTTTGGTAAGTTTTTTGTGATTTAGCCATTTGCTAAATTTTAAATGAAGTATTGTATTAATGCAATAGAAAGAGTGGTCAAGGTGATGTTTGGTCTTTTGTTCGGAGAAACAAATGGATAAACTGACCACTCTCTCAAATAGTTTAGCTTACTTCGTATTCATTGCAAAGATTATCTACAATCCTCTGATATAAGACTTTCACTTCATGTACTTTTTTTGATTCCCTATGAAGCTTATTATAATCTTGCAATATACATTGTGCTCTATATAAAACCAATCCTCTTTGTATTGGTGTCAAATTATAATCATCATCACATATTCTCATTGCTAATATTTTAAATTCTTTTGGCAAGGATTCTACTGGCATGAGTTTATCATCATCCATGTTTATTTGTAGTTCTGAAAAATATCCCATCAGTTTTCTCTCCTTTTTAGTTCTGCTTCATATTTCTTCAAATACCATATACATTGATGGCTAGTCCTCTCTGTATTTTGATTTACAGCAATTAGCCATCTCATGTGTCTGATAAAGTCCTTAAGTTGTTTTATTGTATAATCTTCCATATTGTTTCTCCTTGCCAGTTTTGTAGGGACTGGCTAACCCTAATTTTTTTTAGTCCATTCTTCCATAATTAAAAACTGCTTTGCTGAGTCCGATTGCTCTGCATATTTTTAAGATGCAATCTTTATTGTAAAGTTCTGCACCTTGATGAAAAGTTGGTGGCTCAACATCAATCTCATATGGTGTGTGAGCAATACCTTTTAAACTTATGCCATGACCCATTAGGCAACAACCATAATCTGGCTCACCTTCTAATTTGTATAAGATGTTCCAAATAGTTTTTAGTGCCTTGTTGATTGTCCCATCGCAGATAGCCATTTCTAACTCATCCTTTCTTGTTGCTAAAAGGTCTGTTACATATCTATCCATTCTTGCCTTTGTTTCTATTTTTTCTATTTCTTCTTTGTAATTCATTTTTGTTTCTCCTTGATGTTTGTTTTTTTTATTGTTTAACATCATGAGTAAATATTAACTCATCCTATAACAAAGTCAATACTAAATGTAAACTATTTTATAAAGTGTAATGATTACGGCTATTTACGGCAAAAAAAGTTTTAAAAAGATTGTATATTTGTTTCTCTTTCACCAAAAGTTTCTGGCTCGTATTTTTCTCCGACTTCTATTGTCCTTCCCATTACTGCATATCTTAAAGCATCTACTGGATGGTCGAATCCTGCAGTATCATAAACCTCTGGGTTTCTTTTATCGACCATAATATTTTTTAAAGACTGCAAAGTATATTTACAATCTTCTGTAAAAAATAATTTAGGTTTTTGTGTTAGCTCATCTATTTGTAATCTCATATGTAATTGTTGTGTTCCCATAAGTCTGTCATTGTTTGCTCGTTCCATAAGTAGACCAGCATTTTGAAATATCTCACCAA